CTTGTGAACTTTGGCAAACCTGCTGACTATTTAAAGCGGTTTATCTACGGAAGTAATCCCTACCATTGGCAATCAATGAAACCCATCGATTGTGCGTTCTGTATGTCTTGGTGGATAGGGTTATCAATTTTCCTATTTACTTATGGATGGGTTGGCATTTTATACGCATCTATTTCCTCTGTAATTGTAGCACTATTAGATTCTAAAATATGAAAGAACAACTATTATTTATACGCTCATTAGCACCCAAGTATGATGACTTTAAGAGGTCACAAGTATTGAACCTAACACCCGAGGAACAAGCAAAGTTAAACAACGCTTATAAAGAAATCTACGGACGTAATCTACCGAGTTGTAGTTCTTGTTTTGCCGATGCCTTTTTGTCGCTATTAATATTCTCCCAACAACGATTAGATGAAATCGAAAAAGAAGAGAAAGCCGCAGCGATTGAATCAGAAATACAAACCGCATTCAACGAGATAGAGTTAGCACAACTTGCCGATGACGAACAGAAACCAAGACGTAAGAGAAAATGAATAGTTTCGGAGGAACTTGGGACGACAAAAAGTGTTTCAATAAGGAATTAGAATGGAACATACACTTAGACGATATGGGCTACGTTAACCTATTTAAGTCAACTGCGGAATATATAATCCCTATGTGTCACCCTAAAGAGTTTGTAGACTTAGGCGGTGGAATGGGTGGTTACTCATTAGCAATGCGTGATAAAGGGGTAAGTGTGAGGTACTATGACCAAAATAAATTTCACTACGAATACTACGTTGATAGAGTATTGAACACTATTGCGTATAATTGTGACTTTACCGAGGAGAAAATACAAGGTGACTTAGTAGCATCCATAGAAGTATTTGAACATATCCCCGACACCAAGTTAATACCATTTCTAAGTGACTTACAATGTAATTACTTCCATTTCAGTTCAACTCCTAACACAAGCGAACTCGATAAAGAATGGGGACATATTAACATAAAGAATCGCCACCAATGGATAGACCTATTTCAATTGTGCGGATTTAGATTTGAGAGAGATTTAATGATGCCTACTCCGTGGGCTATGCTATTCAGTAAATGAAGAAACACATCAAAGTATATTTAGACTACTTCGGATATGACACCAATAGTTGGATTGGATGCGAAGTCTGCAATAGAACTTCAACCGATATTCACCACCTAACCGCAAGAAGTAGAGGAGGCAAAGACGTAATAGAAAACCTAATGGCTTTATGTAGAGATTGCCACCACGAAGTACACTTTGGAGTAAAGATAAAGAACGAAGATTTAAAACAGATACACGCAACTAAAATTCGTAATTAATTCGTAAATGGCAAAGCAAGTACCAGCAAGAAACGGAGGAACACTTACTCGCCCCGATAAAGGTGAAGTAATGAATCCTCACGGAAGACCAAAGAAGTTAGTAACACAACTAAAAGAGATAGGTTATCACAAATCACAAGTAGAGGACACAATAAATGCAATGCTTACGATGTCACGGAAAGAGTTAGAGAAAATAGATAAGAGCGAAGAGTATACAATCCTTGAACGAATCATTGCAGGAACACTTTTGAAATCACACGATAAGAACTCACTATTCAACCTTGACCTACTTTTAAACCGCAGTCAAGGCAAACCAAAAGAAACAATCGACCAAAATATCACAGAAAAATCAATCAAAATAACTTTAAATTTAAATGGAGAACAGTAAAACATTTGTCGGGACTGCGTGGGAAGACCAGTACGGAATCACATTGTCGTTATCAATGAAGCAACTACAAGAGGCAATCGAGAATGGCAAAGCACAAGTTAACACTTACGGAGATGTAAGAATCAGAATCGGTAAGTTGCGTGAACCAAATGCCAAGAGTAAGGCTACACACTATGTGAGAATTTATGAATACAAAAATGAGAGCGAGATTGGATTTTGATTTGCCCGAAGAACAGACAGAGTTTCAACTTGCGGTAAATGCCTCCAAGTTGCATTCAGTATTGTGGGAATTAGACTCATTCCTACGAGCAAAAGTAAAGTATGCTCAAGAAGAAGATAACGATATTGAGGTAGCCACCTATGACAAAGTACGGACGTGGTTACACAATGAACTAAGCGGACACAATTTAGACCTATACGAACTATGAAGAATAAAAAAGTACAAGAACTATTAGCACTAATTTTAGTGAATGTAATTGATGAGAATAATCAATCACAAGATAGTCAAGAGAATGAATTATGGAAACTTGGATATCAAGAAGCCTGTGATATGGTTATAGATATGTTACAAGAATTATCCAAAAACTATGAAGAAGACGTGGCGTAGTACATTAGACCAAGTACCCAATGACGATTTCCTTGTTTTGGTATCTCAAGACAACGGAGATAAAACCCTTGCCCGATACTATGAAGATATGTGGATTTGTGAGTTTACGAATCGGGTTATCTTCGTAGCGTATTGGATGCCTATACCTTTAACACCAACCGAATGAACCTACTACTATTATGCGATGGAATGAACGGAGTAATCTATCATCGTATCGCAACACCTCACCTCCGTATGCAATTAATGGGATTGGCAAATGTAGACGTTTGCCAAAACCCTGCGGAGTTCTTAGACATCGATTACAAAGCATACGATTTAATTATATTCTCTCGGTGGTTAGGTGAGAAACACTATGATGTACTCAAGAAGATAGCACAGAGTGGCACGAAGTACGCGGTGGATGTGGACGATTATTGGGCTTTACCTCGTTACAATCCTGCATACCAAGCGTATCGGAAAGGAATCAAACAAGCCGTAAAGGATTCAATGCACTATGCAGACGCAGTAATTGCCACAACACCACACTTACAATCTAAAGTATTCGAGTTTAACCGTAATTGTTACATAGTACCCAATTGTTTAGACTACGAACACGAACAATGGTCGCAAGAGAAATCGAAGTCATATAACCTACGAATTGGATGGGTTGGAGGTGTAACACATTACGAGGATTTAAAGTTGTGTAATGAGGCTATAAATAGCCTACAATCGCATTATGATTTTGAGTTCTATATCTGCGGTTATACCCCGAGCGAAGAATGGGACAAAATTGTCAAGTTATTCAACAACCCTAAGATAGTTGGTGGTGTTAATACCTTTGAGTATGGTCACGCTTATAAACATTTGGACTTTGTTATAGCACCCCTACTCAATGAATCATTCAACAATCATAAATCAGAGTTGAAGATATTAGAAGCGAGTGCCTATCAATTGCCGATAGTGGTTAGCGATTGTTACCCATACAAATACTGCGAAAATAACTTGGGGGTATTGTTTGCTGCCAACGATAAATGGGAGGATAGAATCGAAAAAATGATATTGATGTCGGAAGAATCACGTCAAGGAATGGGTCAACTTAACTCTGAGTATTGCCGTAAGCATTATAATTTAGAACATTGGTGTAGAGAGAGAGAGTTAATCTACAAGAAGATTATCAATGGAAATTGAGTACATCAGACCATATCTTACAACCTACCAACGGGAGATATTAGACGCTCCAGAACGCTATACTATTACCGCAGCGTCAACCAAGACTGGTAAAACTGCATCCCATATTATTTGGCTATTTGAACAGGCACTAACACTCAAGACAAATCAATCTGTTTGGTGGGTTGCACCGGTATACAAACAAGCGGAAATAGCCTATCGAAGAATGAAAGCCCAAGTATCACACAGAGATTTCTTCCAATCCAACGAATCCAAGTTAGTGCATATATTACCCAATGGAGCAAGGATAGAATTTAAGTCAGCAGAAAACCCCGACAATCTATACGGAGAGGATGTATATGCAGCCGTATTTGATGAAGCGTCACGAGCAAGAGAAGAGAGTTGGTTTGCGTTACGTTCAACCCTAACCGCTACACGAGGAAAATGTAAACTAATCGGTAACGTAAAAGGGAAAAAGAATTGGTTTTATAAATTAGGTGAACGAGCCAAACAAGGTGAACGTGACTATAAGTTCTTCAAAATAACCGCTTACGATGCAGCGAGAGAGGGGATATTGTCATTGGACGAAATAGAACAAGCCAAACGAGATTTACCAAAGGCGGTATTCGATGAGTTATACTTGGCTGAACCTGCGGATGATAAATCTAACCCATTCGGATTGGAAAATATCGAGAAGTGCATTAGACCCGTTCAGAATAGCCAAGTGGTTGCATATGGAGTTGACCTTGCAAAGTACACGGATTGGACGGTTATAATTGGTTTAAACGCTAATAACGAGGTAGCCTATGTAGATAGATTCCAAAATGATTGGGCAGCAACTACCGATAAGATAGTTTCTATCGTTGGAAACATCCCTGCGGTTATGGATAGTACAGGCGTAGGAGACCCTATCGTTGAGCAGATTCAGCGTAGATGCCCAAGAGTTAAGGGGTTTAAATTTACCTCAATAAGTAAGCAACAGATAATGGAGAACCTCGTAGCCCATTGTCATCAACAAAAGATATTCTTTCCATTAGACCCTATCGGGTATGAGATGCAGAATATAGAGTTTGAATACACCCAATCGGGTATAAGATACGCAGCACCATCAGGATTGCACGATGACTGCGTTATGAGTTTGGCATTAGCCTTAGAATGTAAACATACAAATCGACAAGGAACATTTTATTTTGCATAATGAAATACACAATCGGACAAATACAAGAAGTACACTCATTAGGTGACTTAGTAAACTTAGATAAGAAAATAGAAGCGTTAGCAATTCTAACCAACCGAACTATTGACCAAGTAGAGGAGATGTCAATGGATGCTATTTTGGACGAGTTTAAGACACTCAATTTTATCCCAAGTAAGACAGAGCCTAAATTTGTTTTTAAGCACTTAGGGAAGAAATATAAACTACTTACTAACCCATTAGAACTAAAGGCTCACCAATGGATTGAATTGCAGGAAATTTACAATGGTGACATTATCGAATCCCTTAATAAGATTATGGCGTTGTTGGCGGTAGAATCAAGTTTATTTAATCGTAAACGTGACATCGGTAAAAAGGAATTTGATAAACGATGTGAAGATTTCCTATCGTTGGATTTTGCCATTGCGTACAATTACGCTCTTTTTTTTTCAAAAGTCTATCCCGAATTATTGAAGACTACCCTATCTTATTTGAAAACGGAAGTGGAGAAACTGCAACAGGAATTAGACCTACCCTAATATGGTTGGAGTTGGTAGATAAACTTTGCCGAGGTGATAGGACTAAGTGGGATTATTTCCTACAAATGGGATTAATTGAGTTCTTAAATACGGTTGCATTTTATAAGTCCACCAAAAAGGAACAATCCAAGCGGTTAGAACAAGCCGCAAACAAAGGATATCAGACCTATATTGTAGCGGTGTTAAATGAGATGTTGTAACAAATAATAGTACAAAATTGTTACGAGAATGCACAATAAAGCGATTCACTTTATTATCAACATATGGGTTTATTTTTGTCAAAAAGATTAAACTATAAGTTGTGTTATTGTGAGAAAATCACAATAAAGTGTGATATAATACACAAATTGACGGATAAATGCGACATTAAATACAATTTATCGCATTAAAGTATGATTTAGGACGCATTACAACCAAAACTATTTTATAACGTGAGTGTTACTATCAATCAAAAACCCGAATTAACCACACCTGCTTACAATGATATGAATTTTGTTGTAAGCGAATCGAGTTCCGCAATCTACGAAAAAGACAACTTTAAATGGATTGGCGAGGTTGTGGTAGATTCTACAACCATTGCAAAATTAAAAGCACCTATCTACTACAATAGTACAAACAAAGGGGTGTTTAACATAGGTAGAATATTAGAATCCTACGTTACACACGATTTTAGTTATTCTGATACTTTGGCAAGTGGTTGCACAAATAGCACAAAGGAGTACAACTTCAAAGTAGGCTATGAGTATTCTACAAGCCCAACGGGTAGTGTTACCGAATACTTGAACCAAGCCTCCGCAAGTGGTAGTATTTGGAACGCTGCACTTAATCCCTATGACTTTGTTTCATTTGACATAGACACCTACACCGATACCGCTCGTAAGTTCTTGACATCGGTTAGAACGCAGACAATTTACAGGACGCAAAAGGTATGGTTATACGCTCTAAGAGGTGCAGCAACCAATTTAAGAATAGTTTACTCCGATGCGACAACTTCTACTTATACTTTGCCGAATGTGCGAATGGTACGAATACCAGTTAATTTGACTACTCCATCAGGTGCAACCTATTTTGATTGTTACTTGAGGGATGTAGACGGAGTTCAGATTTCAGAGACTTACCGATTCTACATTAAAGACGAGTGTTCCAAGTATGAGAACTACGATTTATTTTGGTTAAATAGATTAGGTGGTTTTGATTCATTCAGATTCAATAGAGTATCTAAAACATCGCACGAAATAACACGCCAAATGTATAGGCAAAACCCGTACACGCTTAACAATACCGCAGTAAGTTGGACGTATGGTACTGATTCTTTTAGCAACACGCAATTTTACGGGGAGAGTAAAGAGAAATTGACACTATTCAGTAATTGGATAACCGATAGTGAGAGCATATGGTTAAGGGAATTAGTTGAATCTCCCGTTGTGTACATTTTGGATGGCTCAATGTTGCGTAGTTGTAATATCACAAACAACACCTACGAAGAAAAGAAATGGATTAACGACAAGATGTTCAACCTACAATTGGATTTAGAGTTTGCATTTGTTGACAAAGTACAGAGAAGATGATAGAAATTTTAATAAATAATCAGAGAGTGGATGTTGGCGAAGTGTTCGACATCCTAATAAACAAGTCAATAGCCGATGTAAGAGAACCCGAAAAGCGGTCAAGTGATTGGACTAAGACTATCACTCTACCTGGCACGAAGAACAACAATAAGATATTCGGTCACATATTCGAGATTGAACATACTGTCCTAAGTGATACCCAATTTAATACCAATTTTAACCCTAATAAAAAAGCGAGTGCGGTTGTATTGGTAGATGGATTGGAGCAGATTCAAGGCTTTATTCGGTTAATTAAAATCAAAGTCATTGACACGGCAAATATTGCCTATGAATGTTCTATTCACGGACAGACCGCAGATTTGTTTTCTTCTATCTCCGAAAAAAACTTATACGAGTTAGATTTCTCAGAGTACAATCACGAGTTAAGCATTGATAACGTAAAAAACTCTTGGGACACATCTATTAAGGTTAACAACTCAACTGTTTCTTTTCAGTATGGGAACGGCTATGTGTACGCATTATTAGACAAGGACGATAGGAAGTTGAAAAGTCATTGGGTATGGTCATTGGAAGACACAACTCCGTGTTTGTACGCTAAGACGATTGTAGACAAGATTTTCACAGAGGAGGGCTACACCTATACCGATGATTCGTTCTTCAACACAGAGCGATTTAAACACTTAATTATCCCTGCTCCATCAGGATTGGCGGTCAATACCACCGCGGCAAATACCCGACTATTCCAAGCAACAAGAACAACGGCACAGAATATCGCTAATTACACTACTAATTGGATATTCGACAACGATTCAACGGGTGGTAATTTCGATAATGGTGGCAATTACAACCCATCAACAGGAGTTTATACAATCCCCGTAGGTGGTAATTACACATTTTTTGTCAATTTACAAGGCAATATTGATACAAGCGATTACGGATTTACGAACGATAAGGACATTTATCTAACGGTTGCCATAAAAGTAAACGGAAGTATTAGAGCAACATCGGTAGTGAGTTGTGGTAGCGATGACGTGTATATGTTCAGCGGTGAGATATTGATGTTTCCTAACGTATATATGTACTCCAACGATGCAGTTTCAGTCGTTGTTTCGCGTGTGTATGACCTTGACAGACCGACTACACCGCTAATTGGTGACTTCGTGGTTAACGTAGAGGATTCGGTTTTCTACAACAATATGTCTGCTATCAATTTTGGAACGGGTAACGTGGTTGACTTCGGTCAATTCTTCAATGCAGAGGGTAAACAATCAGACTTCTTAGTGTCAATGATTAGGATGTTTAATCTATACGTTGAACCCGACAAGTATTTCCCAAAGAAGTTGCGTATTGTTCCACGAGATGAGTTCTACAATGAGCCAACAATTGACCTATCTAAAAAATTAGACTATTCGCAGCCTTTGGAAATTATACCAATGGGTGAACTAAACGCCAATCCGTATTATTTGACATACAAAGACGGAGGCGATAGCGTTAACCAATCCTATCAATCGTATTACTCACAGACTTACGGAAGCCGAAAGTTTTTTATCGACAATCAGTTTGTCAAGGGTGAGAAAAAGATTGAGTTGATTTTTCAACCTACTCAGATGCGTAGTTATGGGAGCGAAAAGAACTTTGTGTTATCGTATGCACCAGGTGATAAATTAGGCTATCGCATTCTCTACTATTCGGGTTGTACACCTAATTTGAATCTATCATTAGTCACGGATTATAGTAGTCCATCACAGATTGCAAGTGGTCAACAAAACAAACTACCAATTACACTACACGTTGATTCGGTTAGTAATATGACGTTTGATTTGTCATTCGGTATGCCTCGTGAGGTATTATTAGGTGCAGGATATTCGTATTCTTCCAACAACCTATTCAATCAGTATTGGTATAGGTTTATGTACGAAATTACCAATAGAAACTCCAAGATTATAAGCGGATATTTTAGACTAAGCCCTGCGGATTTTTACAATCTACGATTTGCCAACAACTATTTCTTCGAGGGTCAATATTGGAAGTTGAACAAGGTAGAAGATTACAACCCTATGAGCGATGGAGTTTATAAGTGTGAGTTTTTATTAAGTCAATACATACAACCATTTATCCCATCTAATAAAACGATAGGTGCAGATACAGGTAGCGATACTATCACCAATGGTGAAACATACCCATACGGATACAAGTACACAACCCCTAATCAATCTTACATTAATATAGGGTTCAACAATGACGATGTAAATCAGTCAATGGGGATTATCAACGCATCGGGAACGTCTGCAAGTGATTTATCCTATAACAACACCATATTAGGCGGTAATGGTAATTACATCCCACCATTAATCAACAATAGCACCCTAATAGCGTGTGATGATTTTACACCTACGGAATCCGATACTTTATACTACGGAAACTACAAACTTTATCCATTATGGGTTAGTGCAGGTAAAGTTCAGACGTTAACGGCTAATCATACCGCAACCACTACGGATTGGTTGTTTCTATGCGATACAACTACAGGTGCAATCACTATTACTTTACCCGACCCTGCAGGATTAAGCGGTAAGCATTGGATATTTAAAAAGATTGCATCAAGTCACTCTGTAAAAATTGACACCGCAGACGATAGTACAATTGATGGGTCTGCAACATTCACGATGAACGGCAATAATGAAACACATTGGATTGTGACCGATGGGAATAATTACTATTTAATAGCAGACAAGTAATGAGTACAATAAAAACCGCGATAGAACTTGAGGTTAAAGAACCTAACCTCAAAGGATTTAGGCAGCAACTCAAACAATTAACGATTGAGGCACAACAAGCCGTAATACAATTTGGTGAGTTTTCTCCCGAAGCCGTAAAAGCAGCACAAAGAGTTGCTGAACTACGCGATAGGATGGATGATTTCAATGACCGAGTATCAGCGGTTAACCCCGATAAGTTCGCTCAATTAAACACGGTTGTTTCTTCGGTTGCCAATGGATTCCAAGCGGCTCAAGGTGCTATGGTTTTATTAGGTGGTACAACTCAAAGCGTAGAGAAGACCTTTGTCAAATTACAAGCCGCAATGGCATTATCGCAAGGTTTGGAGGGATTGGGTAAAGTTCAACAACAATTAAGACAGATTATTGCAAGTGCATCTACACTACAAAAAGTAATGGCAGGAACACTTGGGGTTATTGTGTTAATAGTAGCCAATTTTCAACGTATCGTTCAACTTATACCAGGATTCCAAAAAGTTGCTGATGTACTAAAAGAAATTGGTTTTGCGATTTCTGACTTTTTAGGATTAGGTTATAGAGAACAAGCGTTATACAATGAACTGAAAAAAGCAACGGAATTAGCAAAAGTTGCAATCAATGAGCAATTAGGTATATTGTCAAATCAATATGGCAAAGAGGAAGAGATATTCCAAAAACGAAAAGAGTTAATTGACGCTGATTTAAAACTCACTCAAGATGCATTGAGATTAAAACAATATGCTAATGAAGAAGAAAAGTTTGAATTAGAAAGAACAGAAAAAGAACACATTGCAGCGTTAAAAGTTTTAGAGGCTGAAAAAACAAAGGTTTTAGAGGATGGTATTCGTGAGCGTACAAGACAATATGAGGATTACGCAGACGAAACCACTAAAATAGAACTTCAAAGAGAAACTGAAAACATACAACGTACACAAAGTATGGCTAATTCTCAGTATGATATTACCGCATATTCACAAGGTGAGCAATATAAAATTATACAAGGAGGTAAAATTGACCAACTAAAACTTTACGAAAGGGAATATGAAAATACTATCAATATTTTAGAACAACAACGACTTGATGAAACAAAAGAATTAACACGGAAATTTGAAGACCAAAAACGATTATTAGGTGATAATCAAGAGGAAATAGCAGGATTAACTATATTACACGAAGAAAGAATTAATCAAATAAACGCTTTATATGCAGCAAAATCTGCAAGAGCATTAGAAGATAAAAACAAAAAACGTATTGAATACGAAATACAAACAGACGAACAAATAAGAGCCGCCAAATTACAAATATCACAATCAACAATTGAGGGTTTAAATGCCTTAGCCGATATCACTATAAACAACCAAGATAAATTGGCAAAGGTTAGAAAAGGTATTGCGTTGGTTGAAATTGCAGTTGATACGGGTATGGCTATTTCGTCATTAAATAAAGAGGCTGCAACAGTATCTGCACAAATGGCAGCAATTACAGGACCTGCAACACCAATTTTTACCGCTGCATATTATGCACAAGGTATAGCCCGAATTTTGTCAAACGTAGCAAAAGCCAAGCAGATTTTGTCAAGTAAAAACGCATCAGTAGGTGGAATCGGTGGAGGTGCATCAAGTCCCAACATATCAACTCCAACTCCGAGTATGGTAACGGGTTCAAGCCTACCACAAGACACACAAGGCGGTAAAGTATATGTATTAGAGGGTGATATCAGACGTACCCAACAACGTGTAGGAATGAATAGAGGTGTATCAGTTGTAGAATAAAACTATTTAATTACGATGAAATTACCAGTTTATAAATTAGACATCAACGAATTTGATGAAGATAGCGGAATAGATTTTATCTCATTAGTCGAAGCACCTGCAATCCAAAAGGACTTCGTAGCATTTAACCAAGCCTTTGTTGAACCCAAGCCTAACGAATCGGAGGAAGAGTTCATATCTCGTTGCATACCCGTACTAATCGGAGAGGGTAAAGAACAAGCCCAAGCGGTTGCAATATGTTACTCCTATTTAGAGAAAAAATTTGAATCCTACACCGACTATCCCGAAGCCGCTAAAGAGAACGCTAAACGTGGTATTAGGTTGAACGAGGAACAAGGCAATAAATGTGCAACACAAGTGGGTAAAGTAAGAGCGCAACAATTAGCCAATAGTGAACCGATATCGGACGAAACCGTGAAGCGTGTATATTCCTACCTATCACGAGCGAAAGAGTATTACAATCCATCAGACGATACCGCTTGTGGTACAATCTCCTATCTACTATGGGGTGGTGAAGAAATGTTGAGATGGGCTGAATCTAAATTGAACTTTAACAAATTCTCAATCACAAACGAAGAAAAAAGGATTGTATCGGGTGTGGCAATGGTTGCTGATTTACCAATTTATCGGAGGGATGCTGTTCGCGGTGAGTATTATGTAATGTTCGATAGAGAGGCTATTTTCAAACTTGCTAAGAAATGGGCAAGAAATGGGAAGTATTCAAGCGTTAACCAACATCACGAAAGCGAAGTAAAAGGCGTTCACTTATTAGAATCCTACTTAATAGACAGAGAACGTGGCGTAAACCCTCCTAATGGGTTTGAGAAGATAGCCGATGGAAGTTGGTTTGTGTCTTACTTGGTAGACAATGACGAAGTATGGGCAAAAGTAAAGGATGGGGAGTTCAAAGGATTTTCTGTTGAGGGTATGTTTGACTTCGTAGACGAGGAAACCGAACTTTACAACAAATTGAAACGTGTTGTAAGTCAATGGGATGGCAACTAAAACTATAACAATTTTTACACTTTAATATTTTACACAAATGAACTCTAAAGAAGTTTTAACCGAAATTAGGTCATTGCTTGGATTCTCAAGCGAAGAACCTAAAACAGAGGTTGAGTTTGCGTCTGCAACCTTGACCGATGGAACTATTATTAAATGGGAGGGCGAATTAGCCGTAGGTACTGCAATTCTTGTAGAAACCGCTGAGGGTGATATTCCTGCTCCCGATGCAACTCACGAGGTAGAGGGTGGAATGTTGGTTACCACAATGGATGGTATCGTAACTGAAATCGTTGAACCCGAAATCGAAGTTGAAGTTGAATTGAACGCATTTGATTCTGCAATCGAATCTGTTAACCTAAGAGTTGACGAAAAAATCGCAGAATTAAACTCAAAGATTGACGCTTTAATCGCTGAGAAATCTCAAGTAAAAGAGGCAATGTCTAAAGTAGTTTCATTGGTTGAGGCATTAGCCGAAATGCCAAGTGCTGAACCTACTAAAACTCCTATCGCTCCAAGCAAGAAAGAGCAACAATTTGAAAATCTTTTAAAATTCGCAAAATCAATTAACAAATAAAACAATGGCATTTAACGTACAAGGATTAGTTAACTACACTAACGAGCAACAATCCGAACTTTTAGTAAAAGCATTATTCGGAAGCAAAACCGCTTCTGTTATGCAATCTGCAGGTCAGGTTCAACCTGGAATCAAATCTGCTTCTAAATTAGCATTGGTAGGTTCTACCGTGTTTTTCCAAGCCGATGGTTGCGGTTACAACCCAAGTGGAACTACTACTTTAACTCAACGTGCTATCACAGTAGGTGCGGTTAAGGTTGAAGAAACTCTTTGCCCTAAGACTTTGGAAGCAAAATGGATGCAAACTCAAATCGCTCCAGGTTCTGCAACTGCACTTCCTTTTGAGGCTCAATTCGGTGCTGAAAAAGCAGCCGTTATCGCTGAGCAAATCGAAATCGCAATGTGGCAAGGTGACACCGCAAGTGGTGACCCTAACATCAATCGTTTTGATGGATTTGTAAAAGTAATTAGCGGTTCTTCTCCAACTTTGGGTAACTCTGCTCCTACTACTTTCACTTCAATCACTAACGCTAACGTAGACGATATCTTAGACCAAATCTACGGAGTATTACCTGCCCGTGTTGCTTCTAAAACTGACTTAGTTTGCTTCGTAGGTGTTGACGTATTTAAGTTGATGTTGGTTAACTTGAAGAACGCTAACTTGTTCCACTACACTCCTGAGGCTGCCGTAAACTTAGAAATGGTTTATCCTGGTTCTAATATGAAAGTAATCGCAGTAGGTGGTTTGAACGGTACTAATAAAATCGTTGCAGGTTCTTTGAGCAACTTCTTCGTAGGTACTGACCTTGCAAACGAAGAAGAGCAATATAAGTTCTGGTACTCTGAGGACAACGACGAGGTAAGATTCCGTGCATCTTTCAAATATGGTGTACAGGTTGCTTACCCTGCTGAAATCGTTTATTTCACCCTTTAATCTTATAAATAATGGCTTGTTTACTAACTCAGGGATTTACACTTGACTGCAAAGATTCAGTCGGTGGTATCAAGAGCATCCATTTGATGAATTGGACTGCTTCTAAATTTACTGTTGCCAGTGGGGAAGTAACTGCCACCACTTTTGCTTCGGGTGACGTATTCGATTACGAACTTCCAAAGGGTACGGGTTCAATGACTACAACAACAAATGTAAGTGTAGAAAATGGAACTGTTTTCAATCAATCTGATGTAGCGTTTAAACTTCGTAGATTATCAACTGCTAAAAGAAACGAGATGAAATTATTGGCTCAAGGTCGCTGCTATGCGATTGTTAAAACCAATAACGATGACGCTTTTTTAGTTGGCTATGAATACGGATGTGACGTTACTTCGATGGTTGCAAACACTGGTACTGCAATGGGAGATTCAACAGGTTACGAGGTAACTCTTTCCGCAATCGAATCGGAAGCCCCATACAAAGTACAGAGCGGTGTATTGACCACATTAGGCATCTGATTATAGGTTTTCATAGTTGTAAAGGGGAGGACTTCGGTTCTCCCTTTTTTTATTACATTTTTTTTGTTTACTATTTATATTAGATGTTGGTACTTGAAAAATTAACAAGCAAAAGTTGGTATTTGACGTTAACTGAAAAGGTTACAATTAGTAACCCTTATTTTTTGTTTGTGTTTACCAATCGTACAACATCGGTAGAAACTTCAATTATTTTAACTGATATTTCTACACACATTGAGAGATATAATCAATTTGATGTAACTGAGGGTACTACATTCACATTGGATGCAGGGGAATATGAATACCAAGTATATGCACAAACTTCTTCTATCAATACAGACCCAAGTTTAGCAAATGAATTAGTAGAAAGTGGTGTTTTAAAAGTTGTATTTACTCCTACTGCTGCTACTAATTACGAGGTAACGTTAAATGAAAAAATCTATGAGATTGAAGCACCTGAGCAGATATTGTTTATGTTGCTTGAGGATGGTAGCTTTTTACTCCAAGAAAACGAAGATAAAATAATTTTATAATGGCAGATAAAAAAATAAGCGCATTAGACGCAATTGTTAGTATAGCAAATGACGATGTACTACCAATTGTAGATACAAGCGTTGCGACTACAAAAAAAATTAGTATTACTCAAATTGCTTCACAAGCCCCTGTGCAATCTGTTGCAGGTCGTACAGGTGCAGTAACTATTGCAGCCACTGATATTGACGCAAACGTATCTAATACAGAGTTTGGATATTTAAACGGAGTTACTTCCGCAATTCAAACCCAATTAAATGCTAAACAAGGAACTTTAACGCTAACAACTACAGGTTCAAGCGGTGCGGCTACATTGGTGGGCGATACATTAAACATCCCACAATATAGCGGAGGCGGTGGAATAACCGATGGCGATAAGGGAGATATAACCGTAAGCAATAGCGGTGCAACTTGGACAATTGATAATGGAGTTGTAAGCGATGCAAAAATAGCCACGGGCATTGATGCCGCTAAGATTGGTGCAGGTACGGTGAGTAATACTGAATTTGGTTATTTGGATGGGGTAACGAGTGCGATTCAAACGCAATTAGATTCTAAGGTAGACGAAAACGCAGCGATTACAGGAGCAACAAAAACTAAAATAACTTACGATTCTAAGGGTTTAGTAACCGCAGGAGCAGACGCAACCACTGCGGATATTGCCGATAGTTCAAATAAGCGATATGTAACCGATGCTCAATTAGTAGTTATTGGAAATACAAGCGGAACGAATACGGGTGATAATGCAGTAAATAGTTTATATAGCGGATTGGCTACGAGCAAACAGGACACACTTGTAAGCGGTACCAATATTAAGACAATTAACTCTACATCATTGTTAGGGACGGGTAATATATCCGTAGCCCCTGCGAGTGGAATTGATGCAACTGCAATTGGTTCGGGTTCTGTATCAAATACGGAGTTCGGGTATCTCGATGGCGTTACGAGTGCAATCCAAACGCAAATCGACACCAAGACAAACAAACTAATAACTGCAAACAGACAAACTGCCTCTTACACATTGGTTGCAAGTGATGCTGATAAGTTGGTGGAGATGAACGTGGCAAGTGCGAACAATTTAACCGTACCTGCATCAACATTCTCCGCAGGTACACAGATTCTTTTAGCACAATACGGAGCAGGACAAACCACTATCGTTGCAGGTAGCGGAATGACAATTCGTAGCAATGGAGGCAAGTTAAAATTATCCGCTCAATATAGCGGTGCAACATTGGTATTTATAAGTGGTACTGAAGCCTACCTTTTCGGAGATATAGCGTCATGATAATAGCAACACACGGGATATTAGCATCGCAGATTCAATCTTTTGTGGGATTGTTGGACACTTATCCAAACGCAGCAGCAGCATATTCTTTGCGTAAATTACGCAGTGCATACACGGGAAGTGCGATTCGTGTACGGAGGTCAAGTGATAATACAGAGCAGGATATAGGGTTTGTAAATAATATATTAGATACGTCATCATTGACTTCATTTTGTGGAAGTGGCAATGGATTTGTTACAACTTGGTACGACCAAAGTGGAAACGCTGCAAATGTAACACAAACAACAGCAGCGAATCAGCCACAAATAGTTAGTAGTGGGAGTGTGATTTTACAAAATGGCAAACCATCAATACAATGGGATGGTACTAATGACTTTTT